CACCAAAGAGCCGAGCCTGAATGACCCGATTGACGAGTGGCTGGCGCGCATCATCTGCTGGTGCTTCTCCGTCAGCCCCCAGGCGCTAGTGAAGGCGCAGAACCGGGCAACCGCTCAGACAGCCAAGGAAACGGCGCAGGAGGAAGGCGTCGAACCGCGCAAGTTGTGGTTCAAGAGCCTGATGGACTCGATTCTTCGCCGCTGCTATGGCGTCGGCGATCTGCAATTCTCCTGGCAGGACGAGGAGATCACAGACCCGCTTGTCAAAGCGCAGGTCTATCAAATTGCACTCGGGGGCGGCGGCTCAAAGCCGTGGATGACGCCTGATGAAGTGCGCGACATGGGCTACGGCATGGACCCGATGACTGACGAGCAGAAAGACGAACTCGCCCCGCCTCCGCCGCCTACGCCCATACTTTCGCCGGGAGCAAACACTCCCGACGGAAAACCGGGGGCGGTTGACGAGTCGGCCTCCCAGCCACCCCCGGCAAAGAAACCCGGCAAGCAGCCTCCCGCGGCCAAAGCTGGCGCGGTTCAAAAAAAAAAGCGTTCGGGTACCCTGACGCCCATTGATCGTGAGCGGCCGGCCGTAGTCAAGGCCCGTAAGGCAATCAGCGGAATAATGCAGAAGGCGTTCGCCGCGCAGAAGAAGAAGGCGCTTGCGATTGCCGCCGATGCGCTCGGCAAGGTCGCAAAGGCTGATGGTGACGACCCATTCGCGGGAATTACCAGCGCGGCGGCTCTCAAAAAGCTACTGGCTGACATCCAAAAACAGCTTGAGGACTTGGCCCAGGACGGGGCCGGTGAGGGGCTTAATCAGGTCGGGGGCATGATTCCACCCGGCGATGGTGGCACGGGCGGCGGTACGGGCGCGGAGGCTGATGCGCTTGACGCCATGCTCAACCAAGCCAACGAAAAGGCCGTAGCATGGGCAGCCGATCACGCCGCACAGCTTGTGACCGAGATCAACGATACAACCCGCAAGGGCTTGAACGACCTCACTCAGAAGGCGCTCGCCGATGGCCTGACGAATGACCAACTCGCGGATAATATCTCTGGTTTCACCGGCTTCGATGATGCACGCGCCGACATGATCGCAACGACCGAGACGGCCTTTGCCGACGTGCAGGGCAATCTAGCGGGATGGAGAGAGTCGGGAGTCGTGGAGGGCAAGCGTTGGATTACCGGGTCTGGCTGCTGTGAGGAGTGCGAAGGGCTAGACGGCGCCACGGTTGGCCTTGACGAGGATTTCCCGGATGACGGAGGCGACGGCCCACCTCATCACCCTAATTGTCGGTGTGACATTGTTCCTGAGGTCATGAGCCAAGCGGACATCGACGCCGCAACCGAGGGCGACGAATAACCGGGCGCAAGCCCCACAACCAAGGAGGAGAACGATGGCAAACGTCAACATGTTAGGCCCGGCGGCGGGCTGCATCCACATCAACGGGGTCGATTACAAGCCGACCAACGGCGTGTATAGCATCCCTCAGCAGCTTGTCGGGGTTGCCGAGCAGAGCGGCCTTGAACTCATCAACGTCAAGAGTGCGGCTAGTGCTCCGACAACGACCAACATCCCGGCAGGGGTCGCCGAGGTCTGGAAGAACACCGGCGACGGCACGGTCAAGCTCTACTACAACGACGCCGGAACCCTCAAAAGCGTCGCACTGGCCTAAAAACCAGCTTTCAGCGGGTTGCGTGCCGGTTATTGAGCCTCACCCGCTCATATAATCACCGCAGCGAGTCTCCTGAAAGATGAATTATTTTACCCCGTCGAAGTTGGCGGGGTTTTCTTTGCCCATTTTCGTTCTACACTGTGTCTGTTTAGCAACACCATGAGGCAATAATGGGACACATGGCAAAGGCTCGGATGTTCGGCCAGATCACCAAGGTTGAGGAGCAGGACGACGGAACGCTCATCGTCTCCGGCATTGCCAGCACCCCGACGGTTGATTCTGACGGCGAGTCCTTTACGGGCGATTGTCTGCGCGGGGCTATTCCGGAGTACATGGAAAAGCGACGCGCCTTGCGTGAGATGCACCAGCCCATCGCCGCCGGAACCACGACCGAGATGTATGTCGATGACGCCGATGTTACGCACATCACCGCGCACGTCGTTGACCCGGTTTCCTGCCTCAAGGTCAATACCGGCGTTCTCAAGATGTTCTCGATTCAAGGCAACGTGCCACCGGGCGGTCGCGATTCATCGAACCGCAAAATCATTAACAAACTGAATTTGCGCGAGGTCTCGCTCGTAGACGTCGGCGCGAACCCTGACGCAATGGTTGAGGTCGTCAAGCTCGACGGCGACACAGACGAAGAGGAGGCCCAAGTGGCTGAGGAAGTGAAAACAACTAACACCGTGGCTGATGCCACGGTTGATGCGGCCACCGAAACGGCGGTCAAGGTTGAAACAGCTACTGGCGACACGGTGAAGAAGGGCCTGTATGGCGTCTCCCGGTTTGCTGAATTGCTGGCTTCTCTGGGCTATCAGGCTCAGGACGCGAGCTACGAAGCGCAGTACGAGGGCGACAACTCGCCGCTTCCGGCTCAGATGCGCGCCTGGCTAGCGTCTGGTGCGGAAATCCTCAAGGCCATGACCGAAGAAGAGACGAGCGAACTGCTGGCATCGCTGGCGCCGCCCGATCCTGCCCCGGCTGTGGAGATCGTTGCCCTGGCCGACACAGCCAAAGGCGCTGACCCGGTCGAAAAGAAGGGCGCGAAGTTCTCAGCGGCCACGAAGGGCAAGCTGGCCGAGGCCCATGACCACATCTCGAAGGCAGCTGACTGCATGAAGGATTCCGGCTATGCGGATACAGGCAAGGCCGACAGTGCAACTGACGGCGAGGACACTATCGCCAAGGTTGCAGGGTTGACAGACGAAGTTTCCAAGATCAGCGCCGAACGCGACGCGCTCAAGGACGAAGTAGCCAAGCTCCAAGGCGAGGCCAAGCAGCACGAGGCCGCGCTGGACGAGATTGTGAAGGGCATGAAAACCAAGGGATTTTTAAGGGTCGTCGAGAAGGCGAACGACGACAACGTAGGCAAGGCAGACGCGGGTGTGGAGGCCGAACCCACTGACCCGGTGGATGCAATCAAGAAGATTCACGCATCCGGCGGAACGACCATCAACACCCGCGCCTAAGAAGCGAGGGAAACCCAGCCGAGGAGGCTACACCCATGAGTATGCAAGACACGCTGGACCTCGTAAAAAAGGTCCTCAATTCGTCCGACAACATCAGCAAGGCAATCACGACCAGCACGGGTTTGGTTGCCTACGATCTTCAGGCACCGGCCAAGAACCTGTACCCCGTGGCCACCCCGGTACGCAATAGCCTTCCCCGTGTAGGCGGCGGCACCGGCACGGCAACGAATTGGAGGGTGGTCTCCGCGATCATCGGCTCTGGCTTCAACGCCATGCCGTGGGTTCCTGAGGGCCAGCGTTCCGCCAACATGAGCTACGTCACGGCGAACAAGGCCGCGTCCTACGTGACCATCGGCGAAGAGGATTATGTGACCCGCGAAGCAATCAACGCCGGTCGCACCTTCGAGGACGTAAAGTCCCGCATGGTTCTTCGCCTACTCCAGAAGATGATGCTCAAAGAAGAGATGGCCCTGCTCTTCGGCAACAACTCCGTTGCCCTGGGCACCTGCGGAACCGTCACCACCTCCGCGTCCGGTTCCGGCGCAACTCTGCCGGCTGCCACCTACTATGTCAGTTGCGTTCCGCTGACCTATGAGGGCATCCAGCAACAGACCGTCGCGGCTGGCCTCGTCCAGTCCAAGACGATCACCGGCATGGACCAGGCCACCTACACGCTCAACGGCGGTGTTGGCCAGCAGAGCGCACAGGCCTCTCAGGCCATCACCCTGGGTCAGATTCTCACGCTGTCGGTTGTGCCCGTTCGCGGCGCGGCTGGCTATGCGTGGTTTGTCGGGACCGCCGCTGGTACGTCCTACCTCCAGGCGATCACCACGACCGCGCAGACGACCTTCTCGGCTCCGATTCTGGCCGCTGGCCAGCTTTCGACCGCGTTGACGGCTGCCGATTATTCCACCAACACTCTGGCCTTCGATGGCATAGTGACCGCCGCGCTCAATTCGAGTTCCGGCGCGATCTGGACCCCTCTGGCCAACGGCGCACTGCTGACCACCAACGGCAGCGGCAACGTCAACGAAATTGACGCGTTGTTCCTGTCCATGTGGAACGCGTATCAGGTCAGCCCCTCGGTTCTCTACGTCAACGCGCAACAGGCGAAGGACATCAAGAACCGCATCCTCAACAACGCCTCCGCTCCGCTGCTCCGTTACACCACGAACGGAGACAACGGCTTCGGAATCGTCGCCAACGGCGAAATCAAGGCTTACTTCAACCCGTTCTGCCTGGGCGGTGGGCGTGAAATCCCCATCAAGATTCACCCCAACATGGCCGCCGGAACGATTCTCGGCTATGCCGAAGATCTGCCCGCGCAGTTCCAATCCAGCGAAGTTCCGAACATCTGCGAGGTGAAGACCCGCGCCGATTACTACGAACTCGACTGGCCTCTGCGCACCAGGCGCGAAGAGGTTGGCGTGTATGCCGAGGAAGTTCCGGCCATCTACGCACCCTTCGGCATCGGCGTCGTGAACAACATCACCGCCGGTTAATTCTGGCGCTCAACCGTGGGGCATTGCGGCGGTTGCTGCTGTGCCCCATTTAACAGGGTCCGGGGTGGAGAAGTCTGGTCTATCTCGCGTGGCTCATAACCACGAGTTCGCAGGTTCGAATCCTGCCCCCGGCACCAAATAGAGAGGAAACCCCATGAAGCTCTATCACGAGAACGCTACCGGATGCAGCTATGACGGCGTGAACTATGACCCTGACGTCACCGGCGCTTTCGATGTGCCTGAAGAGGCTGTCGCCGATCTAGCCTCGCACGGTTTTACCACCGACCCCGGCACCGAAGCTGCTGAGGCCCCTGCAAAGGTCACCGGGCGCAAGGCGAAGGCGGCAAAGGCCACCGACCCCGGCACCGAAGCTGCTGTAACGGAGTAATCAATGGCTGACCCAGGCGATCTGACGACACTCGAAAGCGTGAAGACGTATCTCGGAACCACCGCCAACACGGTGGATGACAAACTGTCTCCGATCATCACCGCCGTTAGTGCGTGGATCAAGTCGAACCTGAATCGGGACATCCTTCAGACCAGCTACACCGAGATCCTGAACGGGACTGGCGGTCAGCAGATCATGACCGCTAACTACCCGGTTACGGCCATCACTCAAGTGCTGGTGGACGGCGTTGACGTAACCGCGAACGCTATCACGGATGGGCGACGGGTCATTAGCCTTGTCTACCCCAACTCAGGGACACCGTGGGCAGGGGTTTCCATTTTCCGGCGCGGCATTATGAACGTCGTTTTGGAGTACACTGCCGGGTTTGCCACTGTCCCGTTCGATATTGAGCATGTCGCTTGCCGCATAGTCGCCTGGGGATACAACGAAAGCTCGCGCCTCCAGCAGGTCAGCAAGTCGATGGGCGGCGAGGTTGTCAGTTTCAGCCAGCTATCCGTACCTAACTGGGCGAAAGACAGCCTGAACAATTGGAAGAAGGTCGTCGGATGAGCGACGGAATCATCATCTCAGGCCAAGTTATAGGTGCAGAGGCCGTGCAGATGCGGCTTGAGCAAACCAGCCTTGCCATGGTCAAGCGTACGCGTAGGACCGTACACGCGCTCGGGCTGACCATGCTGGCGCGGGTCAAGGAAATCTACCTTTCGGGCGAATCTCTGAATGTGAAATCTGGCCTGTTGCGACGCCGCACAAACGAAAAGTTTACTGAGGACGGAACCAGCTTCACCTCCAGCGTGGGCACGAACATACCCTACGGAGCCGCATGGGAAAAGGGATTCGACCGCCGTGTTGGCGCTGGTGCGCGTGGCGGTCCCAAAAAGCCCATGACCGATCTCGCCGCCATGAAGTATGCCGCCAAGCATCCGCCGGGAACGAAGCACTATGACGCTCGGCCATTCCTCACCCCGGCCTTGGACGACATGAGAGCCGAAATCCGCGAACGGCTGGTTCTTGCTCTCGGCGGAGGTGCCTGATGGCCCTAAACCGTGAAGCGATCTTCGTTGCGTTGAATACGCGCCTTGCCGCCGTGGCCGGATTCGCCGCGCCCTGCTCTCGCCTATGGGCCAGCTATGCTGACACGCCGCCAGAGATGCAGCCCGCGCTCTTTCTTGCCGCTGGTGACGAACAGGCCAGCGGTGACCGGCGCCAGCCTACCGCGTGGACCTTGCGCCCCAAGCTGGTGCTTTATACCCGGAACGATGCTGACCCTATGGCCGCGCCGTCAACGCTTCAGAACCAACTCATCACCGCGATCGAGGCGGCGCTTGAACTAACACCGGGCGAGGCCATGGGGGGCGGAATCTTTGCCTCCGATGGAGATGCGCCACACACCACGCTGGGCGGGCTCGTCTCGTCCTGCCGAATCTTCGGCACCATGGTCAAGGATGAAGGACTTTTTCAAACCCAGGGCATCGTCGAGATTCCTCTGGAGATCATCACCACCGCTTAGGAGGCGGTAAACAATGGCCGACAAAACCACTGACAAAACCATCAACGAAACCAGAGAAGTAACCCAGTCTGCGAAGACTCTTGCTGAAGCCCCCGGCGTGTATGCCGGCGAAGCTACTGAGACCGTGAAAGCGGAACTCAAGGCTTGGGAGCAGGAAGTCGAAACGTGGTTCAACGATCTTCGCCAGAACCTTCGCGAACTCGATACCGAAGCACACAACAAGCTCTTCGCGGCCAAGGAAGCCCTCAAAGCTCGCCTGACCGCCATTCTCTAACCGACTCTTCAACCGGGGTGTCATCGGAGGCCGACCCGATGACCACGCCAGAAAGCGAGTATCGCAATGCCTCAATACAACTTTGGCGTCGGCCAGCTTTTCATCGTTCCAGCAGGCGCAAACCCCACCCCCGTGAACGTCGGCACTCTCCAAGACGTTTCCATCGACATTTCCCGTTCGCCCGTAGAGATGTACGGCGCAAACGCTTTCCCGGAGGATGTTTCTCTCGCCAAGGGCAAGATCACCGGCAAGGCGAAGGCCGGACGCATGCAGGGAACCCTGATTGCCGCTCTTATGGCCGGGTCCACCACCGCAGTAGGGCAGACAGGCGCGGCACAGAACGAGCTTGGCATCATCCCTGCCACCCCGTTCCTGATTACCCCCGTCAACAGCGCTACATTCACTCAGGATGGTGGTGTCTATGACTGGACCGCCAGCAAGCAGTTGACGTGTGTCGCATCTGCCCCGATCATCGGACAGTATGCGCTCACGGCTGCTGTCGTTGGCGCATCGGCGTCGTTTGCCACCAGCGTTATGACCTG